CGCTGAAGGTACTTATTCGGAAGAGCACGAAGAGCCTTGTCGAAGATAGAGCGGGTGAGGTTACCACCAGCAGCATCAACAACAACACCACTTGCACGGGCAAGAACCTTGAAACCATCAAGAGCCTTGTAAAGAGCATCGCTCGAAAGAGCAGTGCTACCATTGATGTAAAGATCCTCAAGATCATTAGCAGTCTGACGAGCCATCAGAGAGGCGATATGATCCTCAAGAGAATCACCCTCAATGTTGTCCTCAAGGCCTTCAACCGTGATTTCCCAATCAAGACGAAGCTTGACAGTAGTCATTGCGACCTTGGTGAAAGTCGGGTTAGCATTAGAGCCGTCATCCGTACCTTCAGTAGCCTTACGCATAATCTTGTTACCAATGTCAACCTTATCGATCTCAACACTCGGAGCGCTCATGCGAACGATACGAGCAGTCTTCATAAGAACTGACTGATCAAACAGATAATCGATAAAACGATTAGCCTGACGAGGCTTAAGAATACCGCCACCCGCTGCACCGATGTTACCAGCACCTGCGGAAGTAGAAGTGTTAATTACTGCTTTTTCTAATAATTCTCTAGTGTTACTCATAATTCACCTCTCTTATTCATGAATCGTAACCCAAGACCTTGCAGATCTCGGTAGGGACAAAAACTCCGCCCCAAAAACTTTCGGTCTGGAAGCTCTTAGCGAACTCCTCATCTTCTTTGCTGACCTGATAGTCAAAATCTGTTGACTTACGCTCAGCGCCTGAGTTTGCAACTTTCTCAAGTCCACCTGAAAGAACATTGGCAGTATCCTGAACATCGGAAACGGATTTTTCGATGGCATCGATCTTCCCGTCAACCTCTGCTGAGATATCAGCCTTGACCTTCTCAAGCTTCTCATCAAGAAGTGAACTCAGACCTTCAAGTACCTTCTCAAAATCCATTTCATTATCTCCTTCATTAATAGATTTACCCATCATTGTGGGATATCCTTGATTTACTGCCATATCGCTTCCACTACCAGCAGAAACTTCTTCTAGGGCATCTTCGCCCGACCCTGCGCCTTCATGAGCATTAGAATCTCCACCCTGCTCTACAGTAGATGGAGTAGCATTAATCATATTCTGATGATCAACATTTGAACTAGTGAACCCAGATGAAGTAACTGCAGGATCTCTAATAACATCACCAAAATCAGCGCCACCAACATTAACAACAACATGAGGGGCCTGCGTCATGTTTCCATCAGAAACAATGCGGAGGTGATGATTGATATTATTAACATCAACAACTTGCGACTTGCCAAAAAGAAACTCTCCAAGTTTGGAGAGAATACTATTCTTTTCTTTTTCAGTAAGATTATCTTCAGACATATATGAAACATTATCATAATTTCCGTTTGTTTGCAAATCACCTGCATTTTTTACAAACTCTACATTATTATTTTTAGAAACCATCATTCCCTCCATTGATTCGGGCATCTCGTAAATATCATCAGATACCTTCAACTGCCACGCCCACTTTTGATGCTGATCAATTCTTTCAGCAACAAAATTACAAACACCCTGCTGATTGGCAGCATTGGCGATTACAAAAACATTATTTAAACTATCAATAACTGCATCATTATCTTCAGCAAGATCGGCAGCAAGCATTTCTGGATCAGCAACCATAAGAGGATCATCATCAATTGTAGCAAAAGATAAAAACTCACTAAGACCTCTAGGAGCAGTTCCACCCATCTTTAAAATATTTTCTGCAAGAGGATCGATGCTCTCATATACATCAGTATAAATAGCCTCAAATAAAGCGTGATACTGAGCAAAATCACTACCACGAACATTCCAATGATAGCCATGAGCATGAGTATACATAACTGCAACATCTCCAACAGCTTTTTGAAGTGCAGCAATCACTTGAGATCCACTATAACTAGGCATAGGCATCATCTTAGAAATATCACCAGATTCATAACCCTTCAAAACAGCCGGAAGAGCACGATCTGGCCCATTAACACGATGCCAAGCAGCACGAATTTTTTCCTTAACACCAGCAAGATCAGCAGCAGGAATCTGAACCTTATTGCCACGGAAACCAGCAGAAGTAAGAGCAGTTGCTGCTCTTGAAACCTGAGCAACAGTTTCCTTAGCAGAAGGCGACTCCCAAAGACGAAGTTTCCAAGTTGAAGGCATATTGGCATCAGGAACATAAGCAAAAGCAGCAGCGGGATACTGATCGCCACCCTCAGTTTTCATCTGAGCGTCCTTTCGCATCTTCTTTTTTCTCTGCGGAGGAAGACCCTGAACAGGCTGAAGAATACCGCCACTAGCCATAGACGCAGTATCTACCATTTTACACATGGGACAGTTATCGCCCTCCATAAGTGTGCCAGTAGAGTCACAAGAAGAACAATCGCTATTATCATCAAGACAACCCATGCCATCACAATATGGACAAGTCATATCTTTCTGAAGATAACCATTATCTTCACACATTTTACACATATCTTGTGATTTATTCATATCCATATCTTTCTTATTTAAATCATTTATTTTAGAAACAGTAGACATCTTATGTCCTACATAAGTATTAGTTTCAGACCAACCTTGTTCATTTTTATGCCAAATTTGAATAAGAAGAGCGGGATCTTCTTTAGTTCCAGTAATATTAAAACTAGAATCAGGAACATTAATACTTCCATTTGTTTCAATTTTGGTCACTTTGCCTCTAGCGTCTCCACCAGAAGAACTCCAAGAAACAAAATCACCATTTTGAATCGTTGATTTATTTATTAAAATATTCTTATTCATATTATTAATACGATTTACAATAGCATCAGCCCAAGATTTACCGGGATCGCCTCCCCATAAAGCCCAAGCGATTCTTCCTGCTGATGGATAGCCATCCTCGCCCGGAGAGAAACCTTTACCTTTTTTATCAACTTCATGACGAGCAAAAAAACTATGCATTCTACGAACAGTTGAGATACTCAAAGTATCTTTATTCATAATATCTCTTGCTCTAGCAACGCCTACAGCAAGTCCACCACGATTAAACTCTTTACGCCAATCAAGCCCGCGCTTTGCCTCAGCAGCCATAGCATCAGTTGGAACAGTATTGATATCAGAAATAGCTTTTTCAAAAGAATCATGAATAGTTTGAATAAATTTATTTATCAAAATTTCATCATAATCTTCAGATTTACCAATAATCATCATTTCCTCAGAACAAGATGGGCAAGAACTATCTCCACCTACTGAGGTATAGCCATCGTCTTCACAATAAAAAACATCTTGCATTGAACCAGCAACATACTCAAGCTTACCATTAACACTTTTGATCATTGCAAACATACCAGCAGGATTACAAGGATTATCTACAACACTAAGTTCACCAAGCATATAATCTTGAATCTCACGAACTTTTCTTCCATGACGTTCCATAAAAACATTTTCAGTTTTACCAATATTTCCGCCAATGGAAAAACCTTTCAAAGTTCCATCAAGAATTTTTTGCCAAGTATTTTCGGCACCTTTGGAAATATAAACAGAAACTTCAATACCTTGATACATCTGACCATTATAAGAGACAGGAACAGTTTTCCAATCAACAAGTTTTCCTACAGCAATAGGAGAATGCATTTCTCTAATATTGCCAATCCAATTAGAAAAAGCCTTGACAGAAGCATCAAAATTAACAACATCATCAACTAAATCCGGATTGTCAGCAGTAGCAATACCAGTAACAATTCTCTGTTCCTTATTAATCTTTTGAAACGGGAAAGTGAAATTAAGTCCAGATTGCATAAACAATCCTCCGATCCTATTAATTGTAGATAAGATTTACTAAAAAGTCAAATTACTAACTTTATAATCTCCATCTAATCCAAACCATTCCAGAAAAACCATTCTGGCCTGCTCGCGTTATATTTGTTGTTGCCCCTACACCTGCACCGCCACCACCGGAGCCAATAGTAGATGCAACTACTGCAGCTGTACTACTTGATCCAATACCGCCATTGCCGCCACTACTTGATGACCCGCCTGCTCCACGCGTAATATTTCCACCACCGCCACCGCCAGCAGAAAACGCTTTCCCGCTTGTAGGCCATCCACTAGGAGGAGAGGAAGGAGAATCCCATCCTGATGGAATACTAAACCCGGTACCACCAGCACCGCCTGTTTGCGATGCTCCAGCACTACCAGAAGTAGTTGCGCCACCGCCTCCGCCGCCAGCACGATTTAAAAGGGTTGTGCTACCAAATGCAGCACCACCAGCATTCCCCTGACCGCTTGGAGTCGCAGACCCTCCAGCATAACTTGTATTATTATTAGTTCCGCCACCACCACCTGAAGCACCGGACCCAGATAGCAGTAAGTTGGTTGTACCGCCCTGCCCACCCCCATAGGCTCGCAATCCCAAATAAGTACCAAGCACAGAAAAGTCATACAAATTTGTTTCACCACCAGCAGTAGCTGCAGTAGTCGCATTTGCTGCCCCAGCACCTGCCGATCCTATGTTAATTTGAAGTGATCTATCTATTAATACTTTCGATGGGCCTAGATAGCCTCCTGCACCGCCACCGCCACCGGAAACATTTCCTAGGTTAGAAGCGCCACCACCACCGCCACCACCAATCAAAATAATCTGGACTTCTCCACCAATAGTTGGAATAATATTAGCAGTATAGCCACTAATTCCAGTCACTAAAGCATATTGCCACCCATTTGCCTGATAACTAGTAACAGTTGCAGGCCCACCAAAAAATCCAGAAGTATCAGGGGAAACAGCAAATAAAGGATGAACATATGTTGACGCTGAAGAAACTATACCAAACGTAGAAGGCATTACGAAGCCGCCACATCGCCAGTTAGAAGATAAAGATTAGGGCTAACAGAAGTATCAAGACACATAATTGATGCAGAAGAATTTGCTGTACGCAACTGAGCAGTTGGCGTAAAAAGCAAAGTATGATCGCCACCTAAAAAAGTAATCTTTCCCGCTCCAGTTTGGACAACATCAACACGTTGTCCCTGAGTAAGCGATATACCACTGGCACCAGATTTCAACGTCACATTAATATTAGAACCGCCAGTAAATCTAACCATCTTTCCGGCATCTGTGCTAACTAAAGTAGTTGCCGAAGTTGAACTATCACTGCGTACTATCTGTGCAGTTGACCAATCGCCATTAGCGCCATTAGTTCCTGCATCGCCTGTTGGACCTTGAGCACCAACAGCAGTCTCAACCCAAGCAGAGCCATTCCAAAGCTTAAGAACAGTCATATTTTGCTCCTATACAAGTTAGGATCAATAGTAGAGGCAGCAATTTCTGGGTCAATAGGCCATCTATTATCTAATAATAAATTAAAAGTATTTAATGTATTATTAACTAAATCAGAATAATTTACAATAGAAAGATTGACATCACTACGCCCCGTTAAATCTTCTTCAATTTGCGCTCTAAAATCTATAAATGATTGTCCTATCGAACCACCAAAAGAGTTAGAATAAGAAAGTTGTATTTCGTCTATAGATCTATTAGTTAATACTATATTCCACTCTCCTTGGGGAAGGTCAGTTAAATTATATACAGACATTTTTAAAATATTGTTTTCTGGGACGATATCAATCCACTCAGACGCTGGGCGGGTGAGGTAATTGTGAGCATAATAATCAGTATTAGGATTTGGATTATATTCAACGGAGTCAATTTCGCGACTTCTAATAACTGACTCAAGTTCCTGATTATACCAAATAGGCATTTGAGATGCTAAAGCAAGAGCATGAATTAAAGCAGTAGTTCCAGTTCTATTAAGACCACCAACAATATATTTCACTATTTCACCGCCAAAAGCGTAGAAGCTGGATAAGTACTAGTTCCGCTAGTAGTGGCAGTTCTACTTCCAGTAGCACCAGAAGCTATCAAATTTTGAGTAGTCATAAGTGTATTTATATATCGAGTATTAATAGGATCATAAATATTTATATTAGATCTTTGTGTCATAGATGCAGGGTTAACTAAAATATCTGAAGTATAACACCAATTCCACCAACAACCAACTAGTAGATCTGAAGAAGTAGTTGTGGTGATTGATCCTGCCACTAAACTTCCCACCCCGGAAGCGCCAACTACGTCTATTGCTGTCCCTCCAGATATTGCCATTATCGACATTGCCGCAACATAATTATTAAGAATAGGCCAAGTAAATGATGTTTCAGAACCTGTTGCAGTTTTTGTAAAAATTTCCATTTGACAATAATCTCCGCTAAAAATATCGTAAGAATATCGAATAGTCCATCCGGCAGGGGGATTGAAAGCACCATATGTAGAGCCTCCAGTTTTTGCATCAGCATTAACATTAACTTGCATAATAAGAATATCACCTGCAGCGAAACCAGCAGGCATAGCACAAGTCATACTAGAAGTAGTTGTTGAAGCAGTAGCAACAGATCTGAATGCTGGAACTGTAGCAGCAGTAGCAACACGACTAGAAGCAGTTATTCCAAGAATCATGCTAAATCACCAACCAAAACCCATGTATTAGTAGCCCTCTTAATAAGTGTAGCAGAAGACCACTGTGCTCTCAAAATTAAACTTGGAGTAGCATTAACAGTTACCCCGCTAGCAGGAGCGATAGTTACAGATCCAGTACCAGTTGCCAAAAGGTTAATTTGAGTCCCAATAGCAAAAGCAACAGATGCATTTGTCGGGACAGTTATTGTAGCAGCAGCAGAAACCTCAATCAAAGTTTGCTCATCTGTCAATACCAAAGTATAATTGGCAGATTTAACAGAAGTATTCAATCTATATGGTGCAAAAAGTGAACCAGTAGAACTTGTATCAGCCCAAACTACAGAAGTATCAGAAGGGGCTGTTGACTGAATTACTATCCCCGCTGGACCTTGCGGGCCTTGTGGCCCCTGAGAGCCAGTAGAACCCTGTGGGCCAATCATACCAACTGAAGCCTCACTAGCAATAGCGGAGGGACTCACAGAAATATTCTGCAAACCTCTATTGACAGTAACATTAGGTCCAGCAGCAGTAGGGGTAACACTGACAGTAGTATCAATACCACTTACAACAATTTCATTAGTGGTTTGATTAACTTCAGTCATTAGTAGGTAATCTCCTGCCTAACTTCAAATAATCCTCGAATAATTTTGATTACATCTCCAACAGTCCCAACCCCCGGAGAAGTACCTAACGTAACCTCAAGATCATAATCATAAATACCGGCAGGTATTGCTGACATATAAGAAGAAGGAATTTTAATATCAATAACCCCTCCAGTAACAGTGAGAGACTGAGGAGGAGAATTAAAGCCAGAAACATTAGCCGACCAAGACCCACCGATAGTTGGTGCAGATGATCCGGGAATGTATCCAGTATTTGTAGCAATTCTAAAAGTAGTATCTGTTGGATCATTATCAGTAGAAGAATCATCCACTACAAAATAGGCAGTACCTTCAACTATAGAAGCAGGAAGCCCTTTATAGACCGTATGGGTTCCTGTGCCAGAAGTAGTTGGGCTAATAGAACTAGAACCTCCCCTAAGAGTAGTAATTTCAAAAGTATTAGTTAAAGGATTTCTTATATAATAAGTTTTATTAGCATAAATGCCAGTAGGGAGTGTTGTTGTACTAGTAAAACGAACTGTATCATCAACTTTAAAAGTATGTGATGCTAGGGTTAGTGTAGCAGAAGACCCGGTGCAGGTAAAATTACCTGCAGAGGTAGTGAAATTTGGGCTAAAATAAACTGAATCCCCTATAAAAAAATCATGACCTGATTTAGTAATTTTAGCTCCACCATCAGATGAAATAGTGCAAGTGGAAGTATCAGTCGTAGTCCATAAAACTGCAGAATCTCTATAGGCTGCTCTATTTTGAGTCGCGGGATAAGACTTGCGAACTTTCATCTGAGCAGAAGCACCAGTACCAAGATTAATAGCAGTTCCAGCAGCATTTTGATAAGTGATAGAACGCATAAAAGTTGTTCCCTGATCGGCAACAATATTATAAATGCCCACATCAGAAACATCATTAACAATCGTCGTCATTTTTCCTCCAAATATATAACCATTTTATCATTATATTGAGATAATAGCGATAAATCTATGTAGTTAAATCTCCAATTAATATATAATTATTTGTAGATGTACAAATTAAAGTAGCCCCGGAATATTGTACTCTAAATTTTTTGCCGGAAGAAGAATTAACAGTAGCAGTGCCACTTACAGTAACTTGCCCTGACCCAGTTTGGATCATATCAATTTTTTGCCCCGCAATTAAACCAACTCCAGTATTTACATTCAATGTCATTGCAGTTGAACTGTTATTCAATAATAATAATTTTCCATTATCAGTAGATAGAATAGCATAAGCATTAGATGTGATTGTTGGAGTAGATATTGTCTGAGCAGTTGTCCAATCTCCGTTAGTGCCGTTAGTGCCTGCAGCACCTGTTGGACCTGTTGGACCTGTTGGACCTTGTTTTCCTACAACGATAACTTCCCACTGACCTGTAGTTGAATTCCAACTTTTAATTGTACTCATTATCTTTCCTGCACTATTCTATTCATAAAATCAACCAATCTGGGTAAACATAAGGTTAGAGCCTGATTTTAATGTTGCTGCTACACCACTTACTGCCGTTGTATTTTGTGCAAATTTCAAAAAAAAGCTAGGAACACCTGTTGAAGTAGTGAACGTACCTTTTACTGTTATCACGTTGGGTACAGTAGTGGATTTTGTACCCATAATAACTGAAGTAGTTGTTGCTGAACCATCAGTTCCAACTATTGCGTCGCTAATAGTAAATGTAGTTCCATCTGAAGCTAACCCACTGGCATACCACTTCAAGCCATATAAATTATTATAGCCAACTGCCAATTTGATATCTTCAGTAGGATCACTAGTTACATACAGTGTACCCTCAAAAGTATATTGTGCATTTCTAAGCAAATTGGGGTAAATCACACTTATTCCGTTAGCAAACGCCGTAGTGTCGTTAGTGATGTCCGACAAAAGATACACGGGTATATGATTCATAACAGTATTGAAGTTGGTGGGCAAGACTTTATTTTGGGAAAAATCCATTCCTTTCCCTATTTCTACTCTTACGTCAGAAGCTGCCCGAATAAGGCTACTATCAGTAATACTATCAAAATCAATGTCTTGTAAAAGAAGATTGCCCTTTTCAAGTGATACTTGATAGCGCTGTGTAGTGAACGTACATGATCCCACCGAAGAGACTGAGACAAGGCGGGATGTGTCAGAGGGATTCGTTGCAGAATACTCTGCATCCAAGAATGACCTCGCTATCTTGAAAGTTGTGGTGCTAACAGCCATTTCTCCCCACTGGCCTGTGTTTGCTGTACTTCGATCTACATTCCATGTTGCCTCCGGTGACCCGTATGTTCCCGACCCCTTGCTGGCAAAAACACTTCCGACCACTTGACCAGTAGCAGAATTATAGCTCTTGACCCTAATCATCATCCACTTGTCAACACTCCATACAACGGATACCATCTGGTCTGGTCCAAAAGTTCCAACAGGGACGATAGTTAGAGTAATGTCCCCACTATTGACAATAGTCAGAGTGCTAGAAGAAGTAGTTGCATAGCCGCTAGCAGGATTGAGGGGCGTAGAATAAGTCTGGAAACTGCGGGTTGTGGGAACTACAGCATAATAATCAACATCAGCAGAAATCCCTGTAGGCAGAGTTCCCGTAAAACGTATCAAAGCTCCAGTGGTGAGGAAGTGTGCATTACTCGAAAGAAAACTTCCATCATCAGAATTTACAGAACCCGGAACGACTGTCAATGTAGGAGAACCACTAGAGGTTGTAACAGAACCAGTTATATAGTTAGTATTTCCTACGTTACCTTGAGAGTAGTGCAGGTAGTTAGTTGCCCCGGTGTTTACATAAGAAGTTATAGTTGCATTAAGATTAGATGCGCTTGTATAAGTTATTGCGATTGGAATATCAGCCATAGCGTTTGAAGCAGTACTTGCTAACTTCAGAGGAGTACTGTCTATCAGATAATAGTATTGATTTGCTGATATCTCTGAAGGAAGTGAATCACTAACTTTTACTCTTGTCCCTGTAGGCATAGAGTTAGTACGTGATACTCGTTCTTCAAAATAAGAATTAGAGTTAAGAACTTGTACTGTCGCTCCTGCGGAATGAGAAGCGCTAGTAGTGTTTGATGCGCCTCTGGTGACTACAAGATAGTTACCAGAAACTGACACAACAACTAGCTTCTCAGAGTCAATCAGGAGAACTGAACCAGCAGTCATGCCAGTAGAAGAATTCACACTGATAGTGCTACTAGCTGTGGCGTTAAGAAGATGAGTTGCAGCAGTCGTACCACCTGTTCCTCTGGTGACAAGAAGGTTGCCGCTGCCCGATGTTGAAGTAACTGTCACCAGTTCGGAATCAATCAGTACAACTGAACCGGCTGCTATACCAGTAGAAGAACTTACTTTGACGATATTGGTTCGAACTAAAGCTCCCGTCAGGTGAGTTGCGGCAGTTGTGCCTGCTGCCCCTCGGGTCACAGTTAGAGTAGTGCCTGATACGGCGGTGACTACCATTACTTCAGAATCAATTAGGAGAACTGAATTGACTTCTACAGTGCTAGCGCTATTGACTGTAATTAAAGTGCTGCTTGTACTAGTGATTGCGGCAGTAAGCGTAGTGCTTGTAGTAGAGCGAGTGTTAGTAATTGCCAAACTCAATGCGGTGGGAACACCGGGAGTTGCACTAGTGATTGCGGTGTTAAGGGCTGTTGTTGCAGAAACACCGCCATAAAAAGTCACACCCATCGTACCACTCGCAGATGGACCAGTCTTTTTAGAATAACCGCTAGCTATAGAATAATCACACTCTCTAATAACTGGCTTACCATAAGAACTGTTGATAAATCTAGCACCATTAAAAAAACTTGAGCCATTACCTGCAATAGTAAGATTAGTACCACCTCTTATAGCGGGTGTAGCCGTATAGCCATAACCATCTTGAAAAATAAATGATTGTCCAATTCCATCAGTACAATTGTGAATCATAGATTGGGAAAAATATACATTTCTCGCTCTAGTTGAATTTGCAGGATCTGGTCTAAACCACATACTGTCACCAAATGGGAAAATAGAGAAAAAATTATGAAAATGCATATTATTTGTATCATCAGAAGTAGTATATTCTGATAGATCAAACTGTGGGTATGATGACCCATCGCCATTACCAAGCAAATACACATAATCAAATACCGATTCTCGCGGAGATTGATTAACTGTCAAACCCGTCCGTGCGAAGTGGGCTATACGAACATTACGCAACAAATAGTGATGTTGAAACTGGTACTCCAGTCCCCCGATGTCAATGGTACGACCTCTCCCATCTATGAAGAGGTTCTCTATTAATGACCCATCAATATGACCATTTTGTAGGTAGGGTGTATTACTTGGTCCCCTTTTCAAAGTTATGAACTGTTCAGCAGTAGATCCGTTTACATGAACATTGTTTACAGGGGCAAGGCGAGTAAGAGACATACCAGAACCCGTAAGGTGCATCGGGAAATGATAAGAAAAAGGTTGACACTTGTAAAACCCTTTGGGTAGTACAAGAGTATCTCCTTTGGTTAGCTCAGGTGTTTGACCAGAAATATAAGAATAACCATCGTCACTCAACACCCCAAAAGCCCTTATTATGGCTGGAGTGATATCCGTAACAGTTGCATATGTCGGATCAAATACGCCAACAGCAATATTGTCCTGAAACTCTCGGATATCAACAGCGTTCTTATACTGCCGATCTGCCCAGCCCGTATCATAGTCACTACTTGAATTTTTTGATAAAACTTGCCCCTTCAAACCTCCTGATGGGATGACCGCATCACCCGGATCATCAGTATCAACCCAAAGAAGATTTGTAGAAGACGGAGTTTCATTTTGAAATACAACATATGCTCCCTGTGGGCCTTGTGGACCTTGTGGACCTTGTGGACCGATAGGGCCAACAGGACCAGAGTTGCTAGAGCCTACAGCAATAATAGTATTATCTGCTGACTGAACTAGTGTAATATTATTATCTTCTCTTAGGATGATATTATTATTTTCTCTCAAAATAATAGATTGATTCACCTAGTAACATCTTTCTCAATATAAGCAGGACCGGTGAGGAGCGTAGTCACTACAGACCCATTGACTTCCTGTAAATCCCAAACTGCATTAGCAGGGACAAGGGAAGTAGTAGTAGCAGCCGATAACGTACAAGCAAAAATACCATTAGCAGCATTGACGATTGCACAGCTAAAAGTAGCAAGAGGGGTAGAAGAACTAGCTTTTGCTCTAATCTGTGCTGAGTAAGTTCTACCCGTAATGTTAATCGGATTACCATCAGAATCTTGACGCGTCACAGTAACTGTCTCAGTATCGCCAATCTTAATATTTAATGGATAATTTGTAGGCTTGCTCATCTCTCTCCTTTACTCCCAAAAAATACTACCAGTAGCAGTACCGGAAACAATTTCTACATAAATTCCATCATTAAAGGGAACTCCTTTGAAAGAGTCATAAAGAGCAGTGCTAGTAGTTGGCACTGCAATTTTGAACACAGGATTTCCCGCACCAGTTGCATTATCATGAATATGAACTACAGCAGTCACTGTAGCCCTAATTGAAAAACCATGAACAATTGCAGCATTAGGGCTGATAATAGTACTTACACTATTAAATGTTGTATATTGCATTTTCTCTCCTTAAACTGGCGGATTAGAATCTTGCTTAGATCCTCTTTCCGCTCTTCCTGTAGTAGCATCTGCAGGAGAAGATTCTCCTGCAAGACTATCGTGACTAGACTTTGTAGGATGTCCTGACAAAGCATTAGAGTTTCCTTGTGGAGCACCGGCCTTGCTTGATGTTGGCTGGCCACCGCTCATTACTTGACCCATATCAAACTTATTCTTTTCTTCGACAACCTTAGTAGGATATGGAAGAACAACATCTCCATTTTCAAGAGCAGTAAGACCGAGTTGTGCTCTAATCTCATTGGGCGTCATGACTTCAGTTCTAATATATCTATCCCAAATTCTAGAACGAAGATCTTCATCAATAATATCAATCTCAGCAAATTTAAGAAGTTTTTTGTCTGTAAATTCTTTTACAATTCTATTGAGTTTATTTTCAAGAACTTTTTGATCAGGTCCAACAACTTGATTTTTAAATGTTTTATCAGCATCTCTTGAAACAGCAAGATTAGCATTATCATAAATACCAATTTTTGGAGCAGGAACTCTATTAGCTACAGTAATTTCATCTCTATTTGATTTACGATATTTATCAAAAGAACTATCTTGAACAGTATTTTCAAGTTTTTCAAATTTAATATCTACTTCTCTACCAAGAGTAGCGGGAAGAGGAATAAATAATGTTCCATGATTATTGCCTTTAATTTCATTTTTAAAATAATTAACAACTTCTTGTTTTGATTTTTGAGAAAGATTTGCACCCTTTAAAATAATTGCATAACGAGGAATACTTTTATTTTCAAAATAATCAATATTATATTCTTTAGCAAATTTATCTCCAATAATTGCACTTAAAGCAGCAACTGCTGAAGGAACACCGTAATATGTATTAGTAGGACTATATTGTCTAAAATGAATAATCTCATTAGGATTATTATCAGAACCAATAGGATCTGGAGTTTTAGTATCCTGAAAATTTCTAAAATAAATAAATCTTGCTGCTGCTCTCTGAACAAATCCATCGCGTGCTCTTCTTATGCGAACAAAGACGGAAGGAATATGTCCAACATATCCAATAGTTCCATTTCTATTACGGCCAATTTCCATATAACCGTTACCAGTTGTAAGATAATCAACCCAAACTTTAATTAAAGTTTCAATAAAATCTTCATCAATATTAAAATCTTCAAAAAGTTCATCAAGTCTATCCTCTTCTTTTTGAAGTTCATCACGAAGTCTTGTCAACCCATCGCCTTCTTTAGAAGAAGCTTTTTCTATTCTTTTTTTTGTCTTTGTTGTATCTTCCCATCGATAACCAAGAGCAACAGTATTCATAGTTCGAGCTAGAATGCTGGCATGATGAACTGAATTTTCCTCAAATAAAGAAGCCAAAATTTCAAGATTATAAGGAGGCTGGACAAGATCAAACATCCCATATCCATTGACCATTTCTGGATCAACAAATTTAGACTCAGTGCCATCAGCACTAGTTTGATATCTTTTATTTAATTTTTGATATGTAGTTTTTACTTTTTTTGTTTGTTTTTCTAAATCAATAGGAAGTTTAAAAATATCTTTATCTTCAACTTTAATTAAATCAATAGCATTAGTATAGGTACTAGTAATATCATCAATCTCAATAATTTCTTTATTGTCTTCTATCATTGAGGCTGCGATTCTTCTCATACTAAACCTTTTCTATTTAACTGTTTAAATGCATCAACAGGATCTGGAATATCGCCATCCAGCATTCTTTCCATATGATCATCAGATTCATTATCAGTAATTTTACGACTTCCTGGCATCCAACGAGGATGACCATCAAGAGCCTCTACGCCAATATAATATTTTGCAGCATCTCTCATTTTTTTTTCAATAATAAAATCATTGATATTGCCTTCCATAGAAAGCATTCTTCCTTCATCATCGCCAAGGCAAGCACCATCTGGCATTTCCCAAAGGCAAACACCACGAAGATCTTCAACAACTACTTGTACATTTTTAAGCATTTTTCCCATATCAATAATATTATCACAGATATTGTGTTATCAAGCAAGAAAACAAAGCAAAAATGGCAGAACTATACCATTTTTGGTATAGTTCTGCCATTAAAAGATACTTTTTTGTTAAATTTCGCAAGTATCGTTGCTGCAGTACTTCTCACCTTCTGCATCAAAAGAATTACCAGCATATAGACTATTCCAATTGATACTCTTGATCTTTTTAACTGACCCATTCCAAGTATCAAGGTCAATCCTCTCATAAGGCATCTGAGCATAAGCTCCACCAACCTCAAGAATAGGAAGCATAGAAACAGACTTCAACTGACCATCAATCGAACGAAGCAAAGCGCCAATCTGACTCTTCTCATCATCAGTGAATGTCACTGTAACTGATACCTGATTATCTGCCCAATAACGCTGAGCAAGAATAGCAAGAGATGTTTTCTCCCACATCGAAACCTCACGTTCAGTACGAACCTCAGGACCAACCGTAGGAAGTTCAACAACAACGCTATGAGTTGGGTCCATAACATCAGGTTCTGCCTTATATCCCGCCTTTGCAAGAGCATCAAGCAAAGGATCATTAGTGGCAAAGCGCATACGACGAATATATACATCTGCTGTAGGCCAGTGAACACCGGGGGTGACTCCAAAGAGCAACGAGACGGTTCCAGAAGGCTTCACAGACGTTGTTTTAATAGAAGAGCGACATCCAAGCCACTCTGAGTATTTAGTGTCCAAAACTTGAATATTATGATATCCAGTATCAAGCCAAGTGCGAAGTTC